TTCTAATAGACCTCTTGCAACATATTCAACGTTTGCAGCCGTTTCTACGTTTGCGTTTGTTAAACTGTTTGAAGATGAACTTGTTAATCTGAATAATCTTTGACCTGTTCTCCATCTAGGATTTGAAGTAGTTTTAGGATCAGGTATTGCGAATGTACCTTCAACTTTACCATTAGCGTCTGAAACTAGATTACCGCCTAATGCACCACCGTCTGGAGTTACATATGCAGTTACATCTATGTTATCAAAGTAAGGATAAACTCTTGTATTTGGTTTTAATCTTGTTGCAACAAATGTCAATGTTCTACTTCTAATAAAAGGAACAAATGCAACTGAAACAACTCTATCACCGATAGATGTTCTTACTGTTTCAGGTACAGCAACTGCTCTAATTCCTGTTCTTGTTTGTGATACTTGTTGAGCAGTAGTTACTTCTTCTTTTGCAATTACTCTCCAACCATGACCACCTCTTTTCTCATATGTACCTACATTTCTTCTTTCTGTTTCAACAGGTCTTCCTGTCCATGTATCTTGCCATGAATTCCAAACTGTTGACATAGGAAATTCAGATAACTGACTAGAGTTACCAGAGTTTTTAGTTAAGTTATCCCAACTACCGTTAGGGTTGTTGATAACTAATTCTGGCGCTCTTTCTGTTTCTTTCCATTCGTCACCTGGAGGTGTTAATTCTATTGCACCTATCCATGTAAATACACCAAATGGGTTTACATTGATAGCCTTACTTGCATAAGGTTGATCTATTAGTGTTGATTCTGTATAAGGTAAAGTAATTAGATCACCAGTCTTTTGATAATTAGCGTCTGTTCTATCGTCTGCTACTATTGCAGTTCCGTCTTCATCCGTTTCAATCAATGAGATAGCGTCTTCATGGAATGTAGGTCTTAACTCACCGTTTGCATAATCTATAGAAACTTTGTAATCATTATTTCCTACATCACCAATACCGTGACCTGTAAAGTTATCTACAACGAAACCATTTTTAAATCTATCAAAACCATTTGAGTCTTGTATTTGTAAATTCTGTGCAGCTGTTTCTAGTAGAGATAATTGAGTATAGTATTCTGTAGTTTCTATTCTCTTTTCTATTCTACCAATATCTCTCATTGTATATCGTTTGTTGTCAACGTGTTCTATACCAACTTCAGATGTATCTAATGTGTATGCAGGTAAAAATAATGTGTATAGGTGCATTGCGTTATCTAATGTACCAGGCACTCTTGGTTCTAATGAACTAGCACCTTTTAATACTTTAAAGTTACCATCTTTATCTAAAAATATCTTATCTACTCTTCCTAAATAGTATTCAAAGTCTGATCTTACGTCTGAATTAAATTTGATAGGTTGTACAACTGAATTACCAGTACCATCAAATGATCTATCTTGGTTACCTGAATTGATTGTACTTGCGTCATCAACTCTTGGTCTAAAGTCTAAACTATCTCTTAATTCATATCTAACACCTGTATTGTTTGAAGTGTAAGCAGGAATGTCTTCGTAATCAATTGCTGAGTATGAGTCAACATCAAAATAATCTCCTGCACTATGAGTGTAATAGTTAAAGTTTACAAGTAATCTACCTGTTGGTGTTAACTCACCTGTTTTTAATTTTATTCTACCTACATCATAGAAGTTATCTCTTTGACCTGTATCTAAATCAAATCTATCTGTAACGTCTGTATGTGATGTTGTTGCAACTGTACTAAAGTCAGGTGCCATGTAAATTGAATTGATAGCAATTACGTCTGCCTTTGCTAAACTTATTGTACCACTTTCTATTGTTGCCTGTGTAGTTACAGCAAGTGTTGAATTACTAGTTAAAGTTTTTGTTTTAGATGTTCCTACAGTTTTATTTAATGTAAGTAATGCTTTAACATTGTGAGCAGCATAGTTAGCACCAAAGTCAATTGTTAAAGTTGTTTTAGCACCATTCAATGCAAATATAGCACTACTCTCGTGGTTGTTACCTGTTAAACTTAATACATCTCCTACAGCACCTGTTCCACCAGAACCTGTACTTGTAATTGAGATAGTATAATCGCCCTCTGCTAAATCAGCAAATGTTTCGCCTACACCAGCAGAGAATGTACCGATACCATCACCAGTAAGTGTTTTAATTTCGTGTTTTCTAAATGTGTAAGTTGTATCTGAAGCATTACCATTTGCAGTAGTTTTTAATGTTTTAATATTTTCATATGGCAATTTAAATACAGAAACATTTTTTTCAGGTGATTGTATTTTTGTTCTTCTTCTTGTTGCAATTGTTTTTGTAGATACGTCTGATCCACCAACAGCAGCAGATAATGTTATTGAACTATCATTAAGAATAGCCTCAACTATCATAGTTTTAGAAGTACCACCGTTTGTAGTAAATGAAATTGAATCACCAACTAATAATTCAGATGTAAATCTTGTGTTGAAACCTGTAACAGCTGTACCACTATTTGCAATAGATAATGTACCTGTTAATGTTGCATTGTTTCCGTTTGTAGCGTCTAATGCTGTATCAGCAGTAAACGTAGGACTACCTGCCATTGCAAGTTGTTTAACAGATGAGAAATCGTTTGAAGTTACACCTTTTAATCCTGCAGCGTCAGCTTGAATAACTGCTGTGTTACTAGATGTACCACCTGTTATTGTTTCGCCAGCAGCAAAAGTACCTTGTACGTTTGATACTATTACAACACCGTGTGCAGCTGCACCACCTGAAGTGTAAGATGTGTGGCCAGATGTACCATCAATTGCAGTTGTGCCGTCTGTGTCATATAACTGAAAATTTGATGCCGATGGGTTTCTAACTGTATAAACATTGCTGTTCAATTCAGTCATACCACCTACACCTGTTATTGTTACTTGTTGACCTTCTTTAAATTTATTTGAAGATGTAATAACAATTGGATTAGCCTGTGTTGCACCTGTAATTGTAGCACTTTCTGTAGTAGATACAGATTGAACTGTTGCAGTAGCACCAGAAGTACTACCAGTTACAGTTTCACCTGTTGTAAATGCTTGTGCAGTTTTAATGTTTAAGTGTGTAAATAAAACTATATCAAAAAGATAATGTTTGTAAATAGCACTTGTTACACTTGAACTTGAAAATATGTTTGAAGCAGCAGTACCTGAAGAATATTCAAAGCCTCTACTTTTTGCTCTACCGATTGTAGTAATACCTGAACTTGATCCTGTGTTTGCAGTACCACGTGAACTTGTTGCTGTATTGTGTAAAGTTAGACTTTTAAATCCTTCTATACCTGAAGCAGTTGAAATGTCAGGAGAACCATAAACGTTTGTTACGTTTACAAAGTTACCTACATCAAATCTTGTACTAAAATTATTTTGTGTATCAAAATCTCTTGCCTTATCTACAGGTAAAAAAGTTGTTGCGATTGTGTCTATCTCATAACCTTTTACGTATGCTTTTCCAGGAGAGAATCCTACTGCAAGTTTAGTTGCGTCACCACCTGCTGATGATGTAAAGATACCTCTATTGTTGCCTGAAGATAAATGTTCTCTAACATCTATATCAAAAGGTCTTACAACATAGTCACCACTTTCGTCAAATGTTCTACGAGCAAGTGTATCTTCTAATACAGCATATTCAGTTGTTCTAACTTGGTTTTGTAATACACCACTTGACAATCTTAACAATTCATAAAAGTTACTATCTTCCGTATTGTTTAATGCTTTTTTGCCTAGTGTTAAAAGTATTTTAAATCTGTGAGCGCCAGGAGCGTTTGAGTTTGATACGCTTTGTGCGTTATCGTTTAGAGATGTATCATCTCCAGGTGTAACAAAAGATTCTGTTACTGATAAACCAACTCTATAACTAGGAGTTGCTGAATATTTTTCTAATATTAATGTTTGTGCAGAAACTTGAACGTGAAAACCATTGATATAATATACACCTTCTTTAATCTGTGCAGCTGATCCTGTATGACAAGAAGCAACAACTGCTGTTGAAGTATTAGATGATGTTATTGTTTCACCATGTGTAAAAGGAATTTGTGCACCGTCAGAAGCAGTCTTAATGTATTTAACGAATAGTGTATCTGGATCAGTACCGTCTGTAGCAACAGCATTTACAACTTTAGCAGTAACGCCTGAAGTACCACCTGTTAGTGTAGTGTCAACATAACTATCTACACTTGTAGCAGATTTAGATGTTAACTTAACAGCATAGTATTTTAAATCGTATCCAATTTCACCAGGAATGACCATTGATCCCTTATCAAAAAGGTGATCTGACATTCTTTCTATTTGATTTTGTAATTGTGTTTGAGATTGAGTTAATTCTCTAGCTTGAACAGCAAATGCAGGTCTAAAAAGAACTCTATGGAACTTCTTTGACTCTGTAAAATCGTCATAGTAAGGACTGACATTGAAATCAGTTGGACTTGGCATTATTTATTTTCCTCTATTAAAACTCAATGATGAGTTTGATGTTTTCAGTTTGGTCAGTCGCTCTTGCAATCTTTGTTCTATTCTCAACGTATAAGATTTCTCCAGTATCATGTTTCAATTCAGGAGCAGCATAACCAGATGTAAATGAAACATTGTTTACAGTTGATGTAGTAGCCTGAGGAGTACCTGTAGCACTAGATGTTTGTCCAGTAATTACATTTGTACCACTAAAAGCAGTAACGTTACCATTAATATCAGCACCAGCGTCATTGTGTCTAGTCTGAACATAATATAAAATTTTATTTGTAGCATCCCATTCAACAACTTTACCTACAGCACCTGTACTTGCCTGATTAATTTCTTCATCAGCAACAAATGTTCCTGGTGTAGGTGAAGTATTAATTTTAATAGCGTATGTGCCTCTTAATGTTGTTGCAGAAGCAGCCGAACCAGCTGCGTTGTTTGGATTTTTAATTAAACTAATTTTTCTAAAGTCGTTTGCAGCCGTAAAGTCGCCAGAGTTAGAACTTTCAGTTCCTTCTAATGTTGTATTTAACATCACAAAGAAACCACCTAATTCTTCTACAGCGTTAAAACCATGACCACCTTTTGGTGGAATGATTATGTCTAATTCTGCACCTGACCCAGCACCACCAGCGTTTGTAGCTGCAATGATGTCAGCGTTTCTTATATAACCTGAAGTGTAACCTGATCCGTTAACAGTAATTGTAACAGCAGATATAGCACCAGATGTTAAAGTGACTGAGCATACAGCAGAACTACCATCGCCTCTAATTGGCACGTTAGTAATAGTTCCTGATGTTGCACCACCTGAAACAGTATAACTTGATCCTGCAGTTTTAATTTTTACTATGTCAATACCACCATCAGTTGCAGCTGATGATACAGTTGAGTTAGTTGCAACTGCCATAAAGTCAGTTGACAAGAAATTTGATTGTTGGGCAGCAGATAAAGTGTACATGTATTTCCATTTGTATCCATCACCTGTTGTAATTACAGTTGTTGCAGTACCTGTTGGTTCTACTGTTGAAGCAGTATTGCCATCATTGTCTAAACACTTGTAAACATTTCTGTCTGAACTTAATACGTAAAAAGTAGAATCAAATAAAGTTGTTGCAGTACTATTTGCTGTAACCCTTGTTGATGTACCACCTGTTACAAACTCCTCGTAATCGTGTCTGTAAATATCGTATGTTGTACCTGTTGTCCAGTTTCTTCTAGGAATAACAAATGAAACGTCTGAACCTGTGATCTTTTTTGCAGCCAGCAGATCATCATAGTTTTTAAATTCATTTAGTACACTATCACCTGGTGTTGTAGGTGCTGTTTCTGTACCTTCGTAGTCTGTTCTTCCATCAGGTCTTGTTAAAGTACCATAGGGTTGTGCTCTACCTATTCCTAAGTAGTAAACTGTAGCGGCAGTTTCAGAAAATGATTCCTGAAATTGTTCCGCATTGTTCATTCTAAATTTGTTAGTTATTATTGCTGGCATTGTTATTCCTCTTTATATTTATAATCAAAATCTATTATGATCCTGCTCCTATTATTGTTTTAACTGTTGATCCACCTGAATCTAATATCTCTAAAGTAACGGCACTTACTAATTCTGTAGATGATACTGTATTTGCCTGTAGAGCTGCAACACCTGTAACATTGCCTGATCCATCAAAACTTGCTGATGTCCATACTACGTCACCTGTCATTGCGATTGTACGACCTGTTGCTAATGCAGTTGCAGTCGCAGCGTTACCTGTTGTTGATCCAGAACTGCCTGATACGTTACCTGTTACGTTACCTGTAAGATTTCCCTCAATATTACCTACTAATGTACCTGTAGTTATTGATAGGTTACCTGTATCTGAAGCAGTTGCAGTTGTTGTACCTACGATAAACTTATCTTCACTTTCATCCCAAGCGATAATAGCGTTATCTCCAGTAGAACCTCTTTCCATAATGATACCTGTATCATTGGCATTTGAAGTTGCACCTGAATTTAACTCTAATAAGTTATCGTCTAATGTTGTATTTGTAGAATTTACAGTAGTTGTAGTACCATTAACTGTTAAGTTTCCTGTAACTGTTACAGCACCACTAAATGTAGCAGCACCTGCTTCTGACATATCTAATGTTAGTGCTGTGATAAATGATCCACCGTCATTACCTCTAATTATAAAATCTTTATCCTGAACCATAGAGGAAAGTTGAAAATTACTTGAACTATTTGCGAATTTACCAATACTAGTTCCATCATCAAAAATTTCTACCTCTCCACCGCCAGCGTCTAATTTTATATCACCAACAGCGTCAATAGTAAAATCGCCTGTTGCGTCTACCTCTGCTATTGTTGGTGTTGTTAACGTCTTATTAGTTAACGTTTCTGAACCTGTTAATGAAACAAAACTATCGCCTTGTAAGGCAGTATTAAACTCGGCTAATGAACCTGTAAGTGTATTGTCGCCTAAATCTACTGTTTTATTAGTTAAAGTTACTGTACCAGTTGCTGATACAAAACCAGATGTTAAAGTAGATCCGTCACCGAACGCAGTATAGATTTCGTTAAAGTTGTCGTTGATTATATCACCACCGACACGTAACGTACTACCCGTTCCGTCGTTTGCTGTTGATCCGATGTTTATTGTTTGTTTTGCCATATCTCTCTCTTACTATTTATATCTTAACCTACATCAAATTTAACATTACCACTATCAAATTTAGTTTGTGTTTCATCAAACGTATCACCTTGTAAAGCACCTATTTGTGCAGGGATTGTGAAGTTTGTTTTGATTTTTCTGCCATCCTCTGAAGATGTCATTAAAAAGATTGCACCTGTACCGTCTAATGATGTTCTAGTACCTTTTACTTTAATAGCACTTAATTGTTCAAATGTAATACCACTACTACTAGGTGTTCCGTTTGCTGTAAGACCAAATGCTGTTTGTATCATCTTATTGATTGTACCAAATCTTGGTCCTGCATATACAAATCCTTGTCTTACATTGACATTGTTTATAGTACGTCTAACTCTACTTACATAATCTATTGTTAGTGGTTGTGTTTTTAAAGTTACATCTCTTGTTGTTTTTGAAAATTGAGTTACTGTATCTGTATCAAAGTCAGCAGCTACTACTTCGTTTGCATTTGCTCTTAAACTTGTGCCATCTGATTCTGTACCCAATCTACGACCAATAAGTTTTGAGTAAATTCTTGTAAGTAGAGTTTTTAAGATACCTTCTACACCAGAGTTTACTCCAGTTATTCTTCTAATCTGTGCGTTTATACTAGTTTGTATAGCAATCTCACCTTGAAAATAAAAACCAGATGAGTGTAAAGTTTTTACATATGCGTCACGCCATTCATTAATTGATCTACCAACTTTTATAATGTATGAATAATCTTGGTATAATAAACTGTCTTGTACTTTCATTGAGTTTTCAGATACCCAACCATCTTCGTTTATAAAAGTACCATCTGTAGTTACAACTGTACCTGTTGAAAGTGTACCTGTTGCTTGTTGTAATCTTAATGCAGTAAATGTACCACCATTACCACCAGTAATTGTTTCACCCTCAACAAATGAACCACTATGATTTTTTGCTTTTACAATATTCAAAGTAGTATCTACAGAAACTATTTCAGCAGTAACACTACTAGTGCCTCCTGTTATTGTTTCACCAGCAGTTAAACCACCTGTAAGACTGTTGTATAAAATATATGTTGGTAATTTTATTGTTGGGGCAGGACTTGCTTGATAGTTATATCCAGACTCAATTACTTTCATTGTTAAGGCACGTCCTATATCAGAACCATATGCTAATAGTTTTGCACCACTACCAGATGACGAAAGCGTCACAGTAGGTAGAGATGTATAACCATTACCAAATTCAATCATTCTTATATCTGTAATATCTTCGTTACCTGAACCAGCTTCTTGTACAACTTTGTTACCAAAGTATTGGTCATTCTTACCTGTTTCATCTTCTAATATTAATTGACCTGTACCTGTACCAGACTCTAATGTAACACCACCATTTACAACTGAAACTTTTGCAGTTGCATTACCTGATCCAAAATTTACTGTATCACCTACAGCGTAACCTGTACCACCTGTATCTACTAATACTTCTTCTATTGTACCAGGTCCTATTGTACCAACTTTAACACTTGCACCAGAACCACCTGCTGTTATTTCAACAGTATCGTCTTCATTATACAATGCACCATCATTTGTAATTGTTTTTTCGTCTATAATTTTTGAAACTGTTAATGAAACTAAAACGTCATCATCTGTACTATCTGTACCTGTAATTGTTTCACCAGCAACAAAAGTACCAGAAACAGAATCATCACCTACAACTAATTCAGTAACTTCTACACCACCTATTAGAAATTTAAATACGTCTTCTACTATGGCAGTTGCTTTATTTACTGTAGCACTAACGGGATTATTTGCCTGTGTGATTGTTTGACCTATAAGATTTGTAGGTTCTGAAGTACCTAATGCTAAACAACGAATTATCTTTTTAGTATCCCATTTACCATCGGACACTCTTAACATTTCGTCTTTAGGATATCTTATTTCAGCGTCTTCATTTAAAAGTAATTTAAAAAATATTTCACTTGCACGTTTTGTACCTTTTGATTGATATAATGATTTAATGTTTTTTGTAAGATTTCTTTTATCTATATCTTCATATAATTTATCAGGTACACTTGTTAAAAATGAGTTTCTAAATTTAGATAAGAAACCTGATATAGTTTTATCTACATCAGCGTAATCTAAAAGTTGTTGAATATTTTGAACTGGGTTTGCTCTGTATTTACCTATAGTTGCCTCAGCGCCTGAAGACGAACCTGTTATTAATTCACCTTCTACAAATTTGTTTTGATGAGCAACAAACAAACGACCACCACCATCAACGTCTTCTATTATTACTGTTGTCGTTGCACCAGATGTAGAACCTGTAATTGTTTCACCATTTATAAAATCACCATAACTTGTATCTTCTAAAAGAATATTATCGTCACCATCATCTTTACTTACATTTGTACCATTAAGTACAATCTTTGCAGCTGTAGTACCTTCTAATACTAGATGATCTGGATCGCCAATGTTTGTTAATGTGATCTCAGCTGATTCCATCAACTGATAATATGCTTTTACAAAGTCTAAAAATAGTGGGTGGTCTTCAAGTACAAAATCAGGTACTTGTGAATTTATAAGATTTGATATTTTATCTTTAAAGTTGGCCATTTCATTTAATAACTACTAGTCGTGGTATATCCTATACCAGCGTTTGATGAGCCTCCTGCTAATGTATCAGCCTCAACTGTAACTAAACTGTTTGCAACATCAATATCTAATACTTGATTTCTGATAGGAACAATATCGTTTGAATTAGGTTTAACCGTAACTTCTATAACTGTTGAAGCTGCACCTCTTACGTTTTCTATATTAGAAACATTTAAAGAGTTTACTTCAACTTTACCTGTTGAGTAATCTATTGTACCTTGTGAACTGTTAGCATATGATCTTACAGAACCATCATTTTTATATCTTCTTACATTACCTTGTCCATCATCATCTAAAAACCAAATACTTGTAGTATCGCCATCAATTTTAAATCCTGTTGATTCTAAAATACCACCTGAAGCAGAATTGTGACCTGAATGTGGATTGTATAATGCGTTTGCAAAGTTAATTGTATATTTTGTAGAACTGCCTAATGTTGGTACAAAAGATTTTCTCATTTTAATTGTAGTTATGTTTGATAAAATACTTGTATCTGTATCATCAATCAATCCTGTCAATTTAGAATATCTAAAAATAGTATCAAATGATTGTAAAGTATTTGCGTTATAATCTGTTATTGCTGTAACAACGTTTGATTTAATTGTGTCAGCAGTTTTAGGTGTGCTTGTTTCATCAAACTTAACGTTAGATGAAATTAATAAATCTGTTGTTTCAGGATCAATAATAACTGGTGTAACAGAAGCAACTGAATATTTTTTTAAATCTTTTACTATCTTTTCTTTTGTAGCGTCTGTAAGATTAGAACCACTTGTTGGTAAAATAGAAAGATAAACTCTACCATAGAATGGAGTTTCAGCGTCTTCACCACCCCAAGCACTAACTGATTGTGTGTTAGCATAAAGTTGTTTTACTTTTGATTTATAATCTTCTACTGTAACTGCTCTATCTTGTGACGCATAAAAATTAGGTGCGTTGAATTTTATACTTTGTAAACTTTCAGGTTCAGCACCACCTTGTGCTGATGAGTTAACAGTTGTAGTTACGTCTGTAAATCCAGAAATAGAACCTGATAATGTAAATGCAGTTGCACCGTTAGCTTCTGTTTTGTTTGTTACAACATAACTAATACTAATTATGTTACCATCGTCTAATGATTTACCAATTACACCATCACCAAAGTATATTTCAAATTGACCGTCTTCAGCCTCTTGGCAGAAATAAACTTTTGATGTATTATCTAATTCTGTTATTGAACTTGCTTTAGTGTATGTATTTTGTGTTACATCTGAAGCACTATTTTGTACTACAACTTTTATTGTAGTCGTATCTGCTCTATCACTAGGTATTATAAATCTTTGATCTATATCTTGGCTGTCATATGTGTAAGCATAGGTAACATATGTACCTTCGTAAACATTTAAACTTTGTGCTGTATAAACACTATCAATTGGTTGTACAACTTTGTCTGCTACTGAAACAAACGTGTAAGTTAAACCATCTATAGCTGAAGTAAATTTTGTACCTGCAGGAATTGTAATTGAAGCACCTGTACCATCGTTGATTACTAATTTTAAATCAGCGATTGGTGCTCTAGCAGAGTTAGGTGTGTAACCTACTAATTTAGCCAATGACGCAACACTTGATCTTAATTGTGCTGTGTCCATAAACATTTCGTTTGCTACGAAGTTTGCATTGTAAGCCAAGTAGTGTGTATTGTAAGCAAGTAGGTCAAGCAATATTGCCATTGAACTACCTTCAAAGTCGTAATCTTTAAATTCGTTTTGATTTGCTAAAAATCTTTTAAGTGCACCTTTTATATTTTCAAAATCTAATTCTGAAATTTCTAGGTTGTGTTGTCTTGCCATTTTATCTTACTCTTTGTAAAAATGTTGATATTGAAATAGGAGCTTCTGCACCATTAATTAAAACAGAAACCATAATGTCTATGCCATTATTATTTTCATCTTCCCGAACAACTACATCTTCTACTGAAACTCTAGGTTCGTATTTCTCAATTGCCATTGCGACTCTATCTTTGATGATTACCATCATAGGTTCGGTCATGTTCTCAAATAAGAAACCTCTTAAATTACAACCAAAGTCAGAATTAAAAGGTCTTTCATATTTGTTAGTTAAGATTATATTCTTAACAGCTCTCTTAATTGCCTGTACATCAAATAATCTTGCAACATCTTTAGTAGCAGGATTTTTAGTAAAGTTTAAATTCAAATCTTTGTAAATACGGTTTGATCGTTTACTTTGATTCGTTGTACTTGCGTCATAGTTTGAATAGGCCATAACTATATTTATATGACTTTACAGACCATTTACTAATACATTTAAAGAAGTGAGTATCATTGCACCTGAATCAGCACTATCAGTTGTACGACCCCAAGGTATACCACCTATCTTTACATTTGTTGATCCTTTGTTTAAAAAGGCTACGTGAATAGAACAAGGTGGAATAATAGGTGGAACCTCATGTGATACCGTCGGAGTTCCCATAACAGCACCATAGATACCGTTTGCCTTTACTGTTCTTACTAAAGAGGTTGCTAAATTAGTGGTTCCATCACAAGCATGGCCTGTAGTTAACAAATCTCCTTCTCTAGCTGCCATATCTTTGTTTTGCCTCGGCTTGCCTTTGTTCTCTTTCGGCTCTTTCTTTTGCTCTTCTCTTTTCTATCTCAATTGATTGACGAATCTTCCGTCCTACTGGTATTTTTACCGAATCTACGATTTTTTTGCCTTTTTTACTAATATATTCAACGCCAATAAACTCATCCTTGAAATCCCCTTGTACAGACATGGTGGCTTTCTTCAAACTCATGGCTTCCTTCTCTTTTTCGTCACCTGATTCGTTCCAGAACTTAAAAATTCTCATTTTTTTCATAATTT